GTGAATTTGCGGTAGATGCTTTACCTATAATATCTCCGGGAGCATTTGAAGATAACCCCGTTAAATCTATATAGATATTAGTTTCAAAGATTCCACCAACTTTTACTACTGAAGACTTGTAAACTGTGTTAGTACCTGTTGTGATACCAGTTCCAGCTGACACTGCTTCTGTAGTTCCTAGACTAGTTGCACCTGCAACTGCTAGTGTGCCTGATACTTCCGTAGCAGCTGATGTCACGTTTAGTGAATCACCATCCCATGAAAGTGTAGCATCGCTTCCTGTACCGAAAATTAAAGTTTCGTCATCAGCGAAATAGTTAAAGTCATAACCTAACGCAGATCTTGCTAGTACTCTAGCATCTCCTGTTACGTCTGACATTTTAAAATTATGTTTAGCCATATTTTATAATTCCTTCTTTGTGTTCACAATCATCTTGTGAAAGACATACTGTTCACATCATCTTGAAGATTACGATTTGTACGCCACATAGTTTGCTTTATAGATTTCTTTAAAGCTGTTGTTGCTGAAGTGTCAGGTAATGAAGCTTCTAATAGATTCATCACTTCTCCAACCATTCTTTTTGTCTGGATATCCAAACTCTGCAACACCCCATTAGCATATACAATTTGCATTATTCATCCTTACATTACATTACATTTTACATTCATTCAAAAGTGAGGGCGACTACTACATACAATAATCACCCTCAACTTTTCATATAGTCTAATTTTTAGTTTACTAGAATTTATTGACTATGAATTTAAGTCTAGTATTGCACCCTGAACGTCAAACCTGTATGCTCTGAACTCTGCCATAGTGTATAGCAAACCTCTAACAACAAGTGCGTCAGCTGCAAAGTAATCTCTGTTCTCAATATACTGAGTAGGTTGAGCGACAGCGATTTCAAGGTAGTCAGTATCCAAAACGTAGACGTTAGATCCTAGTTTTGCACCACCAGTAGTTTCTGACTTAGTAACGTCAGCATCTGGCAGTATTGGAATACCTTGGTAAGTAGCAAGAACTAGTCCAGTTCGAGTTCCGGGGAAGGTCTTTTCAGAACCTACACCAACTTGGTACTCTTCCTGTCCCATGTATCTTTGCTGTGAGTTTAGTAATCTTTCCAATTTGAAGTACTGGTCGTGACCCATAAGGATTAACTTAGGTTCTCCACCATTAGTTCTTATTGATTGAATACAGTCATCAAGTAGGTTTAGAGATAAGTCTCTTCCAACTCCACTATTACCTTTTACAGTAGCAGCAGCTCCAAAAGTTCCTGATGTTCTGTTTGCTGTAGTTAAGTCGTAAGCTCCCGCGAATCTCTTAATACCAGCGTTACCAACTGTTGCATCGTTGTTAACTGCAACGATATCATCAATTGATGTTAGTCCAGCTCTTGTTTGTACGGATAGACCGTCAACAACAGCTCCTCCTGACAATGCAGCTGGAGTTCCAGATAATGTACCTGTTGTGATATCATTACTAGAAATAGCTGTAATTGCTGGAGTTAAGGCAGTTGAAGCACCAGCATCTACTAACATTACAGTGTCACCAATTCTTAAATCAGTTCCACTAGTTACGTTAGCATCTGTAGCTCCAGATCCTGCAGAAATGTTACCTACCGTGTTAGGTAGTAACAGCTCTTGGTTCATTTCCTTGATGTGATCAAGTTGGGCATTTTCGTTTTCCAACGCTAATACATCCCCTACACCACCTTCTAATTGGGCAGTGTACATGGCTTTCACAGAAGCACCGAATGAGGTTGATACAATCTTAGGCAAGCTAGAGATTGTTTCTAGGTTTGAAACATCGATGTCTGGTAGACTACCAGTCTCTGTAATAGGTCGAGACCTTTGTGTACCTCTATCTGTTCTTACCCTCCAACCAACGGTGTTACCGAAGACAGTTCTTGGGATCGCGTTGAAGAAACGAGTTTGGTTGTTTAATGACTGCCAAACTTTTCTTCCGAAAGTAGACGTGAACACATTGTCCGCAGATGTAGTCGTAAAGATTGCATCAGCAGTTCCTGTGTTCGCTGCATTAAACGCTTTTGATAAGTACTCAGGTCCGAATACAGACTGGTTTAGTCCTCTATTCGACTGAGAAATGTATTCACTTAGTGAAGGCATATTTTTATCTCCTCGTTAATTTCAATAGTTTAAAGTTAAGTTTATAGGTTTGCAATTTCGTCTGGCAAACCTTCTACTAGACCTTGTCTCTTGTATTCCTGCATTTTTCGCAGTTCTTTGTAAGACAGGTTAGTAAGTTGATTGACTACATCGTTCACGTTCTGAGCCTTCTTGATTGGAGTTTCGTCTGCTCCAAACACGTTAGTCAATTGTGGTTTCTGTAATCCATTCTCTTCCTTGAATCCCATTTTTCGTAGTCTGTTCTCGGATTCTTCTTTCACCGCTTTAGAAATGTCTAAAGACGCTATCTGTTTCTGAAGTTGCTTTATTGATTTTTTCAACATAGCTTTTTCAGATTCATCTTCGTCTTCATCTTCGTCATCGGCTTTTTTCATGTAAGCCTTTTCTTCGTCTTCTTCTTCATCTTCATCATGCATAGCATTTTCCATTTTAGGGAATTTGCCACCCATTGCTTTTTCTTCTTCATCATCCTCTTCATCATCTTCCGCTTGTATAGAAGACTGTTGGTCCTCTATTTTTGTAGGAACATTAACAGTTTCTGAACTGTCGTCTGAATTTCCTACGTAGTTAGGTGTAGCAGTAGCTCCTTTTGTAGGGTCCCCGCCACCAACTACTTTGGTGTCAGTTCCATCTACGTCCATACCTTGGTCTGATAGCTCGATCAATACTGACTTAGCAATGTTTTTTACTAAGTTAGCGTGCTCGTAGGCTGCTTGTTCATGCTCTGCTTTTTCTATAGCATAAGCATCGTCAGCATCCATCCTGCCATCCATTTTTTGTAACACTTCTGCAAGAGCCGCCAAACCTAATGACGTACCTTCCATGTGCTTTTCAATTCTATTTAGAATTTCATCAGCCATTATAGCCTCCTAAATTAAAGTTTTGTATAAAAATTACCTTGTTCGACCCAAAAAGGTTGGTCTAAGCCACCGCCGACCTTCTTCAATATATAAATATAAAACATTATATTTTATAGTCACTTTTATTATACTAATATAAGTGTAAATATAAAAAAATATAAAGGTTATTCTACGGTATTAGTATTTATCTCACCGTTTTCTAGTCGTAACATCTCATTTCGGAAATCGTATAAAGGAACTTGCACTAATTTTTTTAATTTTTCACACTGTTTCCCTTCAGGCATTGCTGCTTCTACTAAATCTAATATCTTTCCTACCATTCTAGAGTGTTTAGCAATGATCCACTCCTGTGATTGTGTAATATCTATTTCTTCCATCGTCTCTTTTCCCTTTAAAGGTTTATGTTATAGCCTGAGCTACCTACATTTGCATTGTTAATTAATAAATTATATTGTCCACTAAATACATCTTGTATAGATTGTTTTATGAAAAATTTTCCTTGAACAGTATACCCGTTTACACCATAAGTTTTCAGTGTTCTTGTATTAGTTCGGTTGTGGCTTGCTACAGTCCCACCTTCTTCTACTAACTGAATGTATGGTGCAGTATCATTAATATTATAAGATACGGTAAAATTACCTGAAGATGGATCAGCTGATGTGATCCCACCCGATGATTTTAAAGTACCTGATTCCACAGGACAATTTTCTTGTGATCGATCAAATATCTGTTGAACTGTAGCTTGCACAGTTCTTAGTACAGCTTCTCTATAATATTGTATGACTGTTTGATTCATACTATATTATACTAATTTGAACCTAATTACTTAAAAGTTTTAGACCAAACATCAGGTAAAGTATCATTAAACTGACCTTTACGTGAATCATACCTATTTAGATATATAATTTCTTTACCAATCTCTCCGTATTTAGGGTGATAATATAGAACTAATTGTCTTGGTTTATTGATTGCTTGCACTCTTTGCATAGCAAATTCATCTCCACCTTTCATACAACCGCATATGTGTACTGCTCCCGTACCAATATCTATTTCATCTATTCTATGGAAGTGTCCTAGTAAAGCTGAATCATAACTATCAGGTACATTTTCTAAACTGTTATCCTGTATGTTATTAATTTCTTCTTTTAGACCCTTTCGGAATGAAAGAACATTTCGCATATTGCTTACACCTCTATTGATTGAAGTGCCACTACCCCCACCATTAATAAAATCTCCATGAGCTAATAAGATATTTCTATTACACACGTTAATTGTAGTCATGAATGTTTTTGGTATGTGGAACTCTATGTTCTTCTGGTTTTGGCAGAACACTGATACCCATTGATACAACATGTAATCCCAATCCATATACTTATTCTTCATAGGGGGTTTCCTAGTCATTCGACCATGATTACCCACAACACATGGAACTCGTACTTTATCAAAGTGTGGGGCTATAAACATTAGTGCTTGTGATATAAGGTTAGCTCCTCTTATCATTTGTCCCATACAATGATCATTATTAGTTCTAGCTAACTCTTCATGAATGTCCCCACTAATCATATCCCCTAACATCGGAATTATAAGCTCTCCAACCTCTGCGGAATTACGTCTGAGTTCTGCTAGTGTAATAACTTGGTTAGCCCATCCGTATAATCTTTTATTAAATATATCAATGTTATATTCATTCAACCCCATCATTTCTTCTAATTCAACATTGTCTCCAATATGTGTATCTGTAAGAGGTGCAATCATAGACTGTACGCTACTGCCTTTTATTTTACCTGTGGGTTTTCGATGTTTATACTTTTTTACTTCTTTATATGAAGGAGTGAATTTTTTAATAGCATCTATTAGTAAGTCTTCTTTAGCTTCTTTTTTG